ACTTCTTGGTGCAGCGAATGCAATGAATATGAACAACTACACTGCGACAGATAACAAAGATGGTCAATCGATCTCTACGTTAGACGTCGGCTCGGCGAGTACGACAGCGCAATTTACGTTAGTAAGAAACGCTAACGATCCAGAAAACAAGGATCTGACAGCGGCTGGAGCTAATGTGATCGTGCAATTCTTACCGTCAAGTATGCAGTACAACTAATAACAAATAGGAGTATATAACTATGGCAATATCAAGAGCACGACTAGTTAAAGAACTAGAGCCTGGTCTAAATGCACTATTTGGACTAGAGTACAAACAATACGGCGAGCAGTGGGCTGAAATTTTTGAGACAGAAACATCTGACAGGGCTTTCGAAGAGGAAGTAATGTTAGCTGGTTTCTCAAACGCGGCAGTTAAACCTGAAGGACAGGGTGTAACTTTCGACGATGCTCAAGAAACTTTCACAGCTCGTTACACTAACGAAACGATTGCATTAGCATTCGCTATCACAGAAGAAGCTATCGAAGATAACTTGTATGACAGACTTGCGTCTAGATATACAAAAGCGTTAGCAAGATCTATGGCGTCTACTAAGAATATCAAAGGCGCAGCAGTATTAAACAATGCGTTTGATTCTACTTTTGCTGGTGGAGATGGTAAGGAGCTTTGTGCTACTGACCACCCTACATTAGCTGGTACGTTTTCAAATGAATTGTCAACACCTGCTGAGTTGAACGAAACATCATTAGAGCAGTCTTTAATTGACATTGCTGCACTAACTGATGAAAGAGGCCTAAAAATCGCAGCGCAAGGAACTAAATTAATAATTCCTTCAGCGTTAAGATTTACTGCTGACAGACTTATGAATTCTGCTGGCAGAGTTGGAACGGCTGATAACGATATCAACGCTATCAGAAACATGGGAATGATTTCTGGCGGATATGTAGTAAACAACTACTTAACTGCAGCGAAGAAATTCTTTATCATGACTGATGTTCCAAATGGTCTAAAACACTTCAACAGATCACCTATCAAAACTTCAATGGAAGGTGACTTTGATACTGGTAATGTAAGATACAAAGCTAGAGAGAGATACGTATTCGGATTCTCTGACCCTAGAGGTATCTTCGGATCAAACGCAACGTAATCAATAAATTTAAAGGGGCCGCTTTAAAACGGCCCCTTTTTAATATATAAGGTGTGAATATGAAAAACTTCCTAGTCAAAATCTATGCGTATAAATATAAAATGGAGCTACAAGTTACTTGTATGGATGGCCCATTAGACATAGAAAACGCTATTATTGACAAATTGGGAAAAGGTGATATAAAATGGGAATATCTTGGAGAAATGCATGATTCCAGGATCAACCGAATAACCTATGAGGAGGTTATAAATGGAGGAGATGATGCAACACCTAAACGACCTTTACACGAAGAAGAGAGGTCTGGATCTAGAGTGGGAGCAGGAGCATCTTAAAGAGGGTAGATATACTCTCAATATGGTTAAGATTGACAGAAAAGTCAGAGAAGTAATAAGCCATATTAAACTTGCAGAAGCTCAAAAAGAGCACTTGCAAAATAAAATAGAAAGTTCTGCACCCGAAATTTCTGTAGCCACTTAAGAGCTACACATAAAATCAACACAAAATCACAGCCCTCTTGCGCTCTATACAATTGTAATGTATAAAAGACGTACTATACAATTAATTAGAATACTGACGCGTATAGTCGACGGCCTAGAGACAGTATTCGGAAACTAGGAGGATATAATTATGGCATCAACTACATTTTCGGGACCGATTAAAGCGGGAACGATTGCAAACACAACAGGTACAACACTTGGTGACGACGTAAAAAACGTTGGTCAAGTAGTAATGACTCAATCATCAGATGTTGCCTTAACTCACGCAACAACTACAGCGACTGCTTTAGGAATTATTATTCCTGCAAACAGTCAAATTATCAATATTGATATCGTAGTAGAGGCAGTATTCACAGCTTCTAGTACAACTACGATTGCTATTGGGAACGCTTCAGGGACTCCAACAAACATTGCAGCAGCCCATAACGTTTCTGCTACAGCAGTAGGACCATTAAAAATGTTACAAGCTTCAGCTGGAGCTTGGGTAAACACTGGTACTAGTGATATTGAACTTTTTGGTATTACAGTTGCTAACTCTGCAAATGCAGGGAAAGCAAGAATTGTTGTTACATACGCACAAAACAATAATTTAACTGGATTCTAATAATCAATTTAGTGTGGGCTTCGGCCCACACATAATTTAAGGAGAAACAATGGCATCATATTCAAGTGACCAACAGGTAGCCAACGCTACAGCTGACGCACAAATGGTTCCTACAGGACAAAGAGCTAGACTTACAGGTATCCAAGCTGAAGGAGCATCAGGATCTAAAATAATTTTTAAAACTGGTGGAGCTTCTGGAACTGCAATAGCTACATTTGAGTTTGGATCTGAAGGAATAGATTTTTATGTTCCTGGTTCTGGAATTTTATTTGACGATGGAATTTATTTAGATTTAACGGCTACACCAAGTGTTACTATAACGTTTACGTAGGAGTAAATTGTGGCTACAATAACTTACACAGTAACCGTAGCAACGGGTACAACACAATATGGAACTGGTAATAGATATTATATTAACGGTGAGTTAGCCCCTGTTTTATATTTAGACGAGGGTAATACTTACATATTTGATCAATCTGATAATACAAACGATACTCACCAATTAGCTTTTTCAACTAATCCTAATAATTCACCAACTGCATCTTATACAACTGGTGTAACTTCAACAGGGACACCTGGAACATCTGGAGCTAAAACAACAATAGTTGTAGCTCCAGTTAAAAAAACCGGAGCTCCAGTATTATTTTATTATTGCACAAACCATAGTGGTATGGGTAATTCTGCACAGACTATTTCACCAACATCAAATGAAGCAGAATTTAATCCACAAATCGATGATATTATTGAAGAGGCTTTTGAAAGAACTGGCGTACATGGGGCTAGAACAGGATATCAATTAAGATCTGCAAGAAGATCACTTAATATAATGTTTCAAGAGTGGGGAAACCGAGGTGTTCATTTATGGAAAGTTAAACTTGCAAAAGTTCCTCTAGTAGAAGGACAAGCAGAATATAACTTTGCATCAGATTCTGCTAATTTTCCACAAGATATAGATACAGTTTTAGAAGCTTATTATAGAAACAATTCAGACGCAACTGCACCACAAGACATTGCTCTTACAAAAATAGATAGATCCGCATATTCACAAACACCAAATAAACTAGCTAAAGGCACACCATCACAATATTATGTAGAAAGAAAAATTAATCCAAGTATATTTTTATATACAACACCAAGTTCAAGTGTATCTGATTCAACTACACCAAGTAATTTTCAATTTTGTTTTTATTATTTAGCAAAAATTCAAGATGCTGGTTCTTACAATTATACATCTGATGTAGTAAATAGATTTTATCCTTGCATGATGTCTGGTCTTGCATATTATTTAAGTCAAAAATATTCACCAGATAGAAGTCAAGAATTAGAACGTAGATATGAAAGTGAATTATTAAGAGCACTTGATGCAGATAATCAAGGCACATCTACTTTCATTTCACCACAAACATTTTATGGAGATGGAGTATAATGGGTAAGTACGCATCAGGAAAATATGCATATGCTATTTCAGATAGATCAGGATTAAAATTTCCTTACGATGAAATGGTTAGAGAATGGAATGGATCTTTAGTTCACACATCAGAGTATGAACCAAAGCAACCACAATTAGAACCAAAACCAGTTGGTTCTGATCCACAAGCTTTATTTAATCCAAGACCACAACCTGCATCTAAAACAAGTTTAATACTTTTAGACAGTAATCCATTTACATCTGTTATTTATTCTGGAACAACTTATGTAAATGTTTTTTCAGAAGATCATCAAAGATCTGCTGGGTCAACTGTAAGATTTAGAGGACCACCTGTCGTAACTTCTGCTGGACCTGCTGGATCAGATTTAATTGAACAACCTAAATTAAAAAACTTACAAGCTTTTGCAACTATTCCAACATTTGACAATGTAAGTGATTTAAATAATGCATCAGGATTTACAATTGCATTAGGACAAATAGATTCTTCAGGCAATATTACAGGGGCTACAACAACCGATCCTTTAACACAGCCTATAAATTATTTTCATATAACAAGCACTAGTAATGCTACAACAGGTGGTATATCAGGCGGTGGAGATAATTGTTCTGCAGGACCAGTAACATTAGGAGTAGTAAACGCATAATGGCATATACTTTAGATAATTTAAGAACCGATATTAGAAACTATACAGAGGTAGGTAGTAATGTTCTATCTGACACTGTATTAGAAAGATTAATTAAAAATGCAGAACTAAAAATTC